CATGTGTTTTGTCTCCTTCGTTTCTTTTGTTTTAATTTGCTTGGATAGATATTTTTTACTAACAATAATTTGACTGTTAGAATCTGTTATCATTTCTTCCTCATCTTGATGTACATGACAAACTTTGACTAACACCGAATTATCATAGACTTTTTGTACTGTTCCATGTAAAGAGTGCTGAAAGCGATTATGAGGAATAATTTCATAGGTTTTGCCAATATCAATTTTCATTTATATTCTCCAAACTCATAATTTCAATTTCTGTCCGTGGTCGCATACTGTACAACTTTTGACAAACCATCACAGCAATTTGACCATCGTTTTTATATAAAATACCTTCGGCAGCATCTGTCACTGCTTTAAAATAGTTGTCCAAATCAGGCTTTTTGTCGCAATGTTTCCGTTCTAATTCCACTTCTAAGCGTTTCTGTTTATTACTTAGGGCTGATTTAGGCGGATGAATATAAAACGTCACATGAGCGGAAATTGGCCCTTTTTCAATCAACTTTGCTCTTGATTTACGCAGATAATTCTTCACTTGATTTTTGTATTCTTTCATCGCTCGATCTTCGTACGTTTGAACATAATTCCCACGCCTTGCGAATCTTGGGCGACTTTGTGGCTTTGGTTCAATCGGTAGAATAATTCGCATCTCTTCCACCTCAAGCCTTACAAATCGGCTTCTTTGACGAATACTCCGTTTACCATTTTTCCTTGGCGGTTTTTAATTTCGCTATATGCTTGATTTAAGCATTCGTATAAATCCATGTTATTTTGCATAGCGAGAATAATTAACGTAACAACCACATCACCAATGCCATCTCTTAGGTCGTTTTCGTTGTTTCTTGCCAATGCAGCCCCAACTTCTCCGACTTCCTCAATCACTTTTAACATTTGCTTTTCAGGCTCTGCTGTATCTAAACGCTTTTCTTTCGCCCACTCTTCCACTAATTTAACTAATTCATTCATCTAAAATTCCTCCCCGAAATCTAATTCACGTTTTAGCTTGCTGTGAATCGATTCTAGCTCTTTTTTGTATTCTTTGACTGTTTGTATTGTTTTACCACTAGAAAGCACATAATCGCGTTCTATTGCGACGAGAGCCTTGCTTAAATTGCCATAATAACCAATCAAAGCGAGTGATTCTTTTTGTGTACCGTCTTTATCAGTCAAAATGGTTAACTCTCCGTGTTCGTTTCGTCTCGCTTTATTTACGATTACTTGCCTATCATCGCTAGTAATTCGATAATCAAGTACTCTCATTTCAATCATGATTTACTCTCCTCCCAACAATTCTTGCATTTGTTTTTCAAATTCAGCTTGCTTTTCTGGCGAAACTTTTTCTTCTTCACCGTTCGCTTGATTCATCCATTCAGGCACCTTTTCTTGCCGAACAGGTTTATTTTGATAGCTACTAATCCCAGTATTTTTTTTGCTTGTTGCTTTAAATGCTTTCTGCGCTTCTATTGCTTCTTCAAGCGTGGTTATGCTTTTATCTTTCCAATTCGCAAAAATTTTATCCACGTATGATTTTAGCCATCTCATATCTACGCTGTACTCATAAGCCTGTTTAATTGCATACAAAACTAGCTCTGGACCCCATTCTCTAATCCATAGACCTAAAGCACCTTTCAGCAAGTTATTAGGCTGTTGCCCCCAATGGCTTTGAATAAACTCATACACACCGACATCTTCTTCATGATTATTTATGTTTGTGTTTTCGTTTATATTTATGTTTTGTTTATGTTTATATAATGTGCTACTGTTGCGCAACTGTGTTGTACACTTTTCTGCTACTGTTGCGCTACTACTTTGTAAACTGTCTTGTACACTCTCTTGTAAACTATTTGACGTAGAAAGTTTACGTACATCTTCTTGTAAACTTCCTTGTACACTATCTAATGTATAAAGTTTACATATATGGTAAGAAGTTGCTTTTCTTCCATTGGTTTGAAAATCAATTAATCCTAGTTGTTTTAATACATTTCGATTTTTATTTATTCCTTGGCGTGAAAGACCAGCTAGAGTTTCGAGCGTTTGATTACTTGCCGTAAACCACTCACTCCATCTCGTTTTATTGTTTATGCTCATCAATGCGCGCCATAAAGCAATTTGCCCAGATGAAAGTCCCTGATTGTACATTAAATAATCGTCAAACGCTAAAATCTGCTTAATATAGTCCATCATCGCACCTCCCTAGATAAAAGGGAAAATTTCCCTCTTTATTTATTCACTAGTTATCCTCCTCATCAACAACGACCGTATAAACATATTTATGCTTAATTTCTCCGTTAACGACTTTTTTTATTGTTTGTGCTTCAATAGCTATTCCTTTACCATTTCTTGAACCGATATAGACAAATGCTAATAGTTCAAAAAATAGTTTTTGACTCGATGTTAATTGCCTGTATTTTTCAAGTAATTCCTCTACCAAACTGTTAACCTCCGATATTCAACTTCTTACGTTCTTCAACGTTTAGTTTTACTGGTTTAATTTGATACTTGTTTAAAAAGTTCTTAGTATCTATCTGATGTTCTTCTTGATGATGTTGACGACAACCAGCGTAAAAAGTAAATGTTTCGTGATTAATCTTTTGACGATTTCGCCCCATACCGACTACCTCGATATGACAAACATCGGCATGTTTACCACAAATACAACACTTACGGTATTTAAGGCAGTAATAAAACCATTTGTTATTTTCTAGCAAGTATTGGTATCTCTTTTCTAGTGGCACATCGTTTTTCAAAATAAATTCGATTAAAAAACTAATCCATTCTGTTGCCTCATGTCGTGTAGCCTTACTGTGTTCAAAATACACACCGCTTTTAGCTTCGTAGTAATACTTTAGAACTCCTTCTATCCATTTAGGCTCGTCATAACTCCAACGAGCAATGTCGGCTATTAAAACATGAGAAAGTGCATTCTGTTTTTGAGACATTTGCCGATTATCTAACAGTTCAACTTTTGCTAAATTGTCATCATTGTTAGCTAAGAGATCGAGGAAATTTGAGTTAATTTCTTCCTCGAACTCGATAGCTAATTTATTTCCTTTATGTTTTATGATTTTTCCAATCATTCCATCACATCATTAAAAAATTGTTCATTTTCTAGCTTATGAATATTTCTATTGGTTAATTCCATTAGCTTATGATGTATTTCTGTGTCTAAATCTTCTATCTTTCCATCAAATTTTATAATCGTCAGAAATTGAGCTTCGACACTTTTTTCTGAAACTTTTTTTAACGCAGCTATTTTTTGGAAATTTGCTCTCAACTGTTCCAATTGTTTTTTAGTAATTTTCTTTACATTTTTTTCTTGTTTCTTGTATTCGTCTGTATCCGCATCTTTTGTATCATCAATTAGATATAATCCATTTAGCGCATACTTCCGTGCATACGAAGAAGCAGTTCCAGTGATTTGGCTATCATCCATCCCTTTCTTGGTAAGTGATTCTCTAGCGTATGCGGTGAAACTTTCTTTTATAATGCCATCCGTTATAGTCGCAGTTGCCTTAATGTAATGCCAATCTCCGATTAGCAAAGGTTCATCTGATAGTGTCAAAAGTAATCCTTGCTCTGCGTTTAGTGGCTTCACAGCATTTAGAATATCTTCTGCTGATCGATACTTATATTTTCCAAACGAGTTGTATTGCCCTTTAGGAGCTTTTAATGCTGTTTGCACAGCAATTAGTTTTTCTACAAATGTTTTTTTATCTTCTGACATGTTCTCTCTCCTCTTTATAACAAACTGACCAACGACAAGGGTTTAATCGAATATAGTCTCCTGCATCAAAAAAGGTAACTTTAATGGGAATACAATCTTTATACTCATCAAGAATAAGTTCCATGTAATCTTCTGATTTCGTAATCTTTTCAATTGTTTTCCCTGAAATAGTATCCCTAAGCGTTACTTCCAATACTTCGTCATAGATTGTCAATACATTGTCTTTCCAATCTCTAATTTCTTCATTATCCTCTTCACTAAGCATTTCAGGCGATTCTGTTAAATATCTATCTAGTGCATTTGCTTCTCTACGATTCATTCACAAAACCTCTTTTCTGTGTTACAATTTTTCTAGTATAATTTTGTATGCGACTATTTGCTTGGCGGCATAGTCGCTTTTTTCATCATGCAATCCCTCTGCGCTCTTTTTGTTGCACAATGTATAGTTGACTTTTTTGTTGCTTGTACCATAAATCAGCAAGTTTTTTCGTTTGCTCTAGTTTTTCTATTCTGGTCATTCTTTTTATTCCTTTCTCTGGTATAATTTTATTTGTCAGCAAGTGGCCTGCTGATTTAATTAAAGGAGATGGTTTTTATTACAATAAATATTTCATTAACTCAGTTTTTAACTTATTCCTCAAAAGTAAGCACAAGCGCTCGTATTAACTATGTTAGACAAATTAAAAATTCACCGGATTATCACCCTTCAATAGATTATTGGAAACCTTTAAGAGATGAGATTAAACGAATTCATGAAAATAATATCCCTATTGAAAACTTAAAAAATTTACTTTCTACCGTAGATGAAAAAAAGGTTAAAAACTACACGAGCCTTATAAATTCATACATTCGTTTCATAAATAAAAATAACGTAGAATATTTTCCTTGCGGAAAAGCTTTTTGGAAATTATCTGATGAATTATTTGTTGGTAGTTCACCAGAGTTAGGTTTAATTGTAAATGGGAAAAAATATTATGTGAAAAACTATTATAAAAAGAAAGACTCGGATTCTAAGATTACTCAACGAAACATAAAATCAACACTCACATTAATGCAACTTTCTGACAAAAATTTTCAATTAGAACAAAATTCTAATTTTGCTGTATTAAATTTACAAAACGGAAAATTAATTGAAGCACAACCGTTACTGAGTGAATCAATAATGGAATTAGAAATAGATGCTAAAAGTTTTGTTGATATTTGGAGTCGTATATAATTTTTTACATTTCGGCTTTTTCGCCGACAATTTGAGCACATGTATCACATATAAAATTCCCATTATCTAACTCTAGGTTTGCATATTCATCACAAAGGCCACACTTTTGCTCTAAGCTATTCTCGGTAGTTTGGAGCAATTCGTTTTTTTTCTGTTCTCTCAATAGTTCATCCATTACTTTATCCTTTCTCCATCCACTTTCAATCACATATGTTTCTCTACTAGCTTCACCTACAGCTACATACATTTTTTATCGCCTCCTTTTTTAGAGTATTGATACTTGGCCTCGTCCCAATCAAAAAACCAACGGATAAAGATTGGTACAATGAATATGGTTGCTACTACCAATGAAAATTGGCTTCTCAACAACACACCTAGTACAATCATCAATAAAAATGCGCCTACTAGTCGTGCTTCACGTATTGCTTTCATGGTTAACCTCCTATATTTTTTTTGATATAATTTAGTTGAAAGTGAGGTGATTAATTATCAAGCTTAATCGCCAAATAGATAGCTATAATTACTAAAATCCCCAAAACTATAAATCCTTTCCAAAATTCTGGATTGATTAAAAAATTAAACATTAGCTTCTATCCTTTCGTTGTTCTTGATAAAAAATTTTTAAAGCGAGGTGTCAATGTGTTTTTTGTGATTAAACGAGCTTCCGATAAAAAATACTATTTTTTGATTAAAACCGAAGAGAATGAAATAATCGCATCAAGCAAAACTTACTACTACAAATCTTCTGTTTTAGAAATCATTGAATCCATTAAGAATGATATGAATCCAAAAGCAATCATTGTTGATACTACTTTTAACTGAGGATAAGTTAGGCTTATCCTTTTTTACGTTGCTCTAACTTTCCAGTTAAGTTGTTCTTGATAAAGTACTTCGTCATCGTAGACACTCTTTACTTTCTCAGCTTGACTTCCCACATACTCATACTCTTTTCCACGTTTACCGATAGGCTCAATGCCATATTTTTTCAATAAGCGATGAACATAGCCTTTGGAACAACCCCATTTTTCAGCAAGTTCTGCTTGAGTAAATCGTGTTTGTTTTGACTTAGCAAAATATTTCTCTTCAATGATTCTCATTTGCTCTGACACTTGTTCTTCTACCATTTTTTCTATTACATTTGCTAATTCCTCTTTAACACTCATGACTACACCTCCTATACAAACTATTAGCTTTTTTTACTTCTTACATATCCTAATTGTTCCCAATGAGTTAATCTTTGCTCACTTAGATATCGAATATCAATTGCAACAAGATCGCATAAAATACTCAACAAAGTGATTTCTATCATTACTTCATCCAAATATTCATTTATATAGGTAATTATTTTAGAAATATCATTCTCAGAAAAATATTCTGGATTTTTTAAAATAATTCTTTCAACATTTTCTTCTAAAGATTTTCTTTCATCAGATTCAATTTTTTGTAATCGCTCTAGTGAGGTTGGATCTTTTCGATAAACATCACCGTCACAAGTTTTAAATATTCCAAAAAATTGATGAATTACTTCCAAAGTAAATGTTGAATCTTTAAAATAATTACTTAATCTCAGTGCATTTTCGATTGTTACTGGTTTAGCATTATTTTGAGATGTCCAATCACTTAATGATTGTTGAGATACATTGATTTCTCGCGCTACATCTTTCTTTTTTTCATTTTTCTTATTAAGAACATCATTTAACGATTTTCTTAATATCATTGATGTTGACATTAGGCTTTTTCATTGTCCTTTCTTATTTGAATATCTTTTTATACGATAAAATTTTGTTTATAATTAAATTAGTTCTAATAGTTTATAGAACTTTTCTTATACAAATAAGAATCTAATTATTAAATTCAACAAGTTGCTTTACAGTTAGTTTAACTTTCACCTCATTCACAAAAACTAATACAATTCGAGTACTTACTCTTCAAAAAAAATAGTCCATGAAACATTTAAAATTTTTGCCATTTTTTTTGCAGTTTGTACCGTTGGATTTCTATATCCCTGTTCATATGAAGCATAAGTTGTTTTAGCAATACCTATCTCTTTTGCAAAACTTTCTTGAGTGTATCCTAATTTTTCTCTTTTTGATTTTAACCATTTTTCCACTAATATCACCTCCTTATTTTGTAATACGTTTTGCGTACTTTTATAATAATACAATTCGCGTACTTTGTAAATAGAAAATACTCTTTTTTTGTCACTTTTTTTATTTCTCTTGAAGTACGCAATTTGTAATAGTATATTATTCTTAAAGGAGACGAATATATGTTTGCAAATAGATTAAAACAGCTAAGAAAATCCAAGCATCATCTTACTCAACAAGACATGGCAAATATTTTAGGAATAGCAAAAACAACATACGCATCGTATGAGCAAGGTAAGCGAACGCCTGATGTTGAGATACAAAATAAAATAGCCGATTATTTCGGTGTTACACTAGACTATCTTCATGGTAGAAAAACAGATACTGTTTCCGAACTTACTAAAGAACAGCTAACTGTCGCTGCCCACATAGACGATGATGTTACAGAAAAAGATATGGAAGAGATTCTTTCCTTCATCGATTATATTAAAAAAAGAGATCATAAAAATTAAGTAGTCGGTGTTTTTTTATGGTAAATTCAGAAGAACTTATGGCTCAATATTCAGATTTAATATATAAATTTGAGCCAAATATGCCTGAAAAACAAAAAGGATTATACATTAATAATATAGTGTACTTAAATCCAAACCAAAATTCTAATGAGTTAACCTGCACTGTTGCAGAAGAAATCGGACATCATCTTACTACTGTCGGTGATATAATAAATCAAGATACCAATGAAAAAAGAAAACAAGAGCAAAAAGCTCGTGAAGTTGGTGCAACTATGGTTGTTACTCCACAAGACCTAATTGACTGCTATCATGAGTGCTTTACATATATTTGGGAATGCGCTGAGTTTTTAGGTATAACCATACAAACTTTAGAATATGCTTTAAATGCGTATTCCAAAAAATATCCAGAAGGTCTTGTTTATAACAACTATAAATTGTTATTCAACCCCAATGGTACTATAAGTATTATTGAAAGTTTTAATTATCAGTAAGGAAGTGTTTTTATGAGAAATAAAGTTAATATAGGATTGTGTTTAGGTTTAGTTCTTCTCTTGATGGGATGCGGTAATAATGGTGAAAATCCAGACTCAATAAATAAAACAGAGACTTCTATAAAAAATTCTCAATCAAACTTTTCTAAAGAAAAAGTTACTGAAAGTTCAAAAGTAGTTTCATCTGCAGAAAATGATGTTACTTTTGAAAATGGAATATTAGAAACTCCTGAATACAAATTAACAATTGATAAAACTCAGGTAGGACACAATAACTTTACTGGAGATGATGGCCTTATCATATGGTATACAGTAAAAAATAAATCTGATTATAATGTTGTACCTCAAGATCTTTGGGCATGGTTTGAAGTTACTCAAATTGATGGCACATCTCAATACAAAATAACTACAGACTATGATTTTTTTGATTCAGAAGAAGCATTATTTCCTATGTATACTGAAGGAGCTGTACCACTAGAAGATACTGAAGCATATAACAAAGCTATAGAAGATCAACAAAACTTTCAAGAAGAATATAGCGATAAAGGAAAAGCTGAATTGCTACCAGGCAAAGAAGTAACTGCATCTATTGGTTTGAAACTACAAAACACAAGTTATCCAGTCACATTTAAGTTAATTAATGGATTATCGAAAAAAAATTCTGAATATCAATTAAAGTTAAATTAATTATAAAAATACTCATCGAGAATCAATAGAAAAGTGATTTTGAATGGAAAAATTTTTTGAATATTTAATACTATTTTTTAAAATAGCCCCTTATATTCTTATTGTTTTACTAGTTTTGATTACTAACATCTCTATTATCTTATGGAAAATAAGGAACACACAGAAAAAACAAATATAACTAAAAAACAACTAATCAGAAACTTTGGAAAGTGGTTTTATGTTAACGAAAAAGAACCACCTGACCAGTTTGGTTAGGTGGTTTTTATATAAATATTTTTTTGAAATGAGGAATTATCATATGAGTATATTATTATTGCTACTAGGTATTGTTCTTATAATAACAGGCTCTAGTAAACTTTCAGAAGCTAAAGAAGAGAAAAAACAAACCATTGAATTAAAGAAAGAACTATATAGCAAAGCTGCTTTTATAGCTTCTAAAGAAGAAAAGATTCCCACATTAAATAAGCAAATATCCTCCTTAAAAAATAATATTGATGAATTAAGATCTGAAATCCATGAGTTAAATGAAGAGATCGAACAAAAATATGACCTCTCTTTAACTAAAGTTTATCCATCTGTAATAATACCTAATCTTGAAAATATTTCATCTTCCGAAATAAAAAATAAACTTTCATTATTAAAGTTACAAGAAAAAGATTACATCTTAGATGGTGCAATTGACATGCCTTTAATTTTATCTAAACGCGAAAAAAACATTTTAAAGAAAAAAATTCTTATTCCATTTGAATCTGAAATTACTGGATTAATCAACAAATTAACTATTTCTAATGTAGACTCCACGAGAGAAAGAATTATTAAAGTTTTTGATAAAATAAATAAACTTTTTCAAAATGATAAAGCAAAAATAAATAAACGTCTTCTTGAATTTAAACTCCAAGAATTAGAACTTAACT